TTTGGCGAGCACCGCGGACTTCTTCGACTCTCCGGGAGTTGCCTTCGGCTTGTTGTAGCCGCTGAACTTGTTGCCCTTGTAGTTGATCATTTGGCTTTCGGTAGAGCATACCACCCGGCAGGGATCTCGACCTTGGAAGGCCCGGAGAGCTTACCGTCACGGTCGAAGGCATACACGCTGGCCTTCACCGGCCTAGCGATCAGCACCGGGTCACCGTGCGGGACCATCACCACCTTTGTCCGGCAACCCAGGCAGATCGGCAATACGAGCAGCCAGATCATTCTTGAGAGGCTTGGGTGCATTGCCGTGTTGAACGTCTGGTGGAGGAGTTTCTCGGAACCAATCAAGGAACGCCTTGAGAATCTGGTAAATCCAGTTCACTCGGGTTTCTTGTCGGCCTCTTTGGCATCCTTCGCCATGATAAGTCCGAATCCTGCCGTAGCCGCAGCAATGGTCGACGCGATATCAACGGAGGTCGCAGGATCGCCATCAAACATAGCCTTCAGCGCACCGCCAATGGCGACGAGAATTGCGCCGATACCGGCCAGCGTGGTCTTGGTGTTTTTCATCTTTTGAAGAATAGTTTGTAGGCTCCGTAGAGCGCACAGATCAAGCCGATCACAGCAGTTGCTAAACGCACCCAATCTGTCAGCACCGAAATGAACGAGGCAGCAGTAACCCCGGCAGCGGCGGTGAGCGAAACAATCGGGCTGTTATTTCCAGAGTGATTGGTTGAGTCCATGGTTTACTCGGGCTTGTTCGCAGCGTTTACGATCTTGTCCACGATAGGCAGAGCAACCTTGGCGTTCTGTAGGCCACCAGCCTTGACGCTGATGTCGATCAGTTGCAGCAGTTGCTGAATCTCCTCCTGAGTCAGTTCGATGGTAATCATTCGGCGGGAACGATAACCGGAGCCACCGGCTCGCTCAAGTCTGGCGCGGGAGGAGCGATCACCGGAGCCTGGATGGTGGTTCCATCGACAACCGAGTCGCCCCACGGCAGCGGAGGAGTGGTGATCGGAGGATTCTTTTGATTCTCGATCTGCTGGGCCACAGCGGCTTCGGCAGCGGTTTTGTCCACGCCAGAAGTCCACACCCAGTTCAGCACTTCCTCCTGCGTCAGGCTATTGAACGCGATGAAGCTCGACGGATCAGGCGGTGAGAACGAGACCGTCGCATAGACCGATCCGCTGTACTGACCATCCGTAGCAGAGCAACGCCAAGCGGCGGTGACGACGACATCGGTCAGAGAGCCTTCGACAGGCTTGACCCACAGGGTTTCGATTTTCCAGAGGGGAGTCATAAGATTAGGCGTTCTTCAGAGCGTTGACTTCAGCGGCGAGTTCTTGGATGGCCTTCACCAGCACAGGAATGAGGTCTTGGCGAACGGACTTGTAAGGAGCCTCTCCTTCAGGGGCAGGATCTTTCCACTCGTCGATCAGGTTCGGGAACACGGTTTCAAACTCCTGAGCGATGAAACCACGGTCTCCCTTGATGTTCTTACCTTTTCCAGTCTTCCAATCGAACTTGCGGGGCTTGAGGGCGAGGATGGCATCAAGACCAACGTCGATGTCCTGCACGTTCTCCTTCAAGCGAGCATCTGAGATTGCAGAAATCGTCGTGTTGGTGGCGTACACAGTGCCTCCCATTCCGACATAGAAACGATAAGCTGATGCACCAGTTGAATAAAGTTGATAGCTTGTATCAGTATTAACAGAAGAAGACATCGTTGCGGTTGTGATGCCATTCGGTCTGACATACCAACCAACAGTGGTATCGCTAAGAGCCGTCTTCCCCACCAACAGATTCCCACTCGCATCCAGCGTCATCCCGGTTGTCCAGGTGATCGTAGATGCTGCCGTCCCGGTTCCTGCGTAAAGCCATTGATGTTGTCCCTGATTTTGGCTGTATGCGGTAGCAGCAACAGGAGTTCCAGCGGTTCCGATCAATCGCAACCAATTTGTTCCATCGTAATACGCATTGTTAAGGAGAAACGAATATCCAGTGGTATCAGTCGTGTATGCAACAGATCCACCAGCACCAATCTGGAACGCCTTGTAAGTGCTATGCCACGCACTCGGCGTAACCCCCACGCCGACGTTGCCGGAGGAGTCGAGCAGAAGTTTGTCGCCTCCAGTCCTAGATGCAAAAGTGACAGCATCCGAAAGCACCACCAACCCTTGAGCAACCGTTGCATACATCGACGCTGTACCGGAAGCAGCAGCTACTGAATAAGTGCCAGTGCCGATTGTAAACAGATTGGTCGGACTCGCAGTGCCAGCACCCACACCAGTCGAAGTAACCGCCAGCTTGTTCGTTCGAACCGTCAGGTCGCCGGTGATGGTGGCGGAGGCGAGGGTGGCGGTGCCGCCGGCTCCGAGGATCTGATTGGAGGTGATCTTCTTCGTGGTGCCCGACGCCGCCATCGACGTATCGGAGACGTCCACAATCGGCAGAACGTCTGCCGCGGGATCGACGGTGGTGATGGCCGCCAAGGCCGTGATTTTCGTGTCTGCCATATGCTAGTTTGCTTGGATGATCAGTTTGCCTGTGTCCTCCTGGAGCAGGAAGTCCCCGCTTTCCAAGAGCAAAGAATCGAAAGTGCCGAAGGTGATGACGATCTTGTCAGTGCCATTCTCCAGCAGAACAAAGAACTCGTCCTCCTGCAGCAAGTCACGCCGCAGTATGGGATAGTCCGCACCGCCGCCGCCGCCAGCGAACCGCTGGACGTCAACGCCGAGGCCTAGTCCCAGTCTCATTGATTAGACCCACTTGCGGTTGTACGCCACGATACCGCCGCTGCTCAGAGCGAGCGAGGTGAACACACCGGAGATCGAATCGCCGGCCTGTATGGTCACGCCAGAGCCCAAGCCGGTGATGTTGGACGTGCAGCCCGACAGGATCGACGTCGAGACGGCATGGATCTCCATCCAGTTGCCGCTCACCGTACCGTCGGCCGCGGTGATGTATTTGCCGCCGAACTCGCCGGCGAGCTGACGATTAGAGCCAACATTCATAAAGTGAACTTCTGACTGCTCCTCTTTGTGCCACCTTGCCAACCGACCTGCAAGCGTGTACCCCCGCACTTAACCCTCACCTCCGGGTTGTCGCGCTCGATCTCCTTCAGGAACTGCGAGTCCTTCCAGCAGTCGTAGCCGTACTTGGTGCCCCAGGCATGATACAGCGTAGGGTCGATGCGCATCCGAAGACGGCCGATGCCGTCCACACTGCGCAAGTCGGTCTGCGAGTCCTTGGCGATCCGCTTCTGCTGGATGCCGGCCTGCACCCAGTCCTTCTGGATGCCTTTTTCGAACTCCTTGATGACCGCACGGCGCAGATCTCCGGGAAGATCGTCCAGAGCGTTTGCAATGACTGAGGAAGCGTTCTGATTCATGGGCAGAGAAAAGGGGAGGCTGCCGGGTTTGTCCAGCAACCTCCCCGTGTTTGGAGCAATTAGGTCGCGCCGTTGAACATACCGAAGCCAGACGGGTTCTTACAAACCAGACCGGCAATGGCCTCGACGAGACGGGCAGGGCCGCCACCAGCGTCAGGCAGAGCCTTCACCTGCGGCAGCTTGGCGTAGCGCACCTCGACCATGTCCATCGGGATGACGTAGCCCTTGTTGGCCTGCGCGTCCAAAGTTGCGCCAAGTTTGCCACCGATGAAGGTGGTGGGGTGCAGGATCAGACGGCCGAAGTCGCCTTCGAAGATGTCGATGCTGTTCTTGAAGGTGTCGTTGCCCAGCTCCTGATTGAACGTGCGCACCGAGGTCGCAGCAATCGTGTTGGTGTTGGCAACTTGGGTGGTGCCCGAGGCAGTCAGGTTGGTGAACGCACGCTTCAGCGTGGTGCCCAAGATACAATCGTAGTCGCGGAAGGTGCCGGTGTTGCCGTAGATGGCAGTCAGCACGTTCTGCGCGGTCGCCTCGGTGAAGGCGGCGGATGTAGTGGTAGAGACAGCTCCAGAAGCAGGCTTGAACTGCGATCCAGCGGCCACCGCGCCAATATTGGCCGGAGAATCAGCGGTCAGCCAATTACCAAGCGAGCCGGTCAGGTAGGGAACTGAACCGTTGTCAGCCTGGGCGCCCTGGTTAGTACACATAAATGTACTTTCCATATCCCGTTTAATCAAAACGAGGGTCTTAGCAATGCCGTTGGCAAGCTCATCGGTCACGCCAGCAATTTCCTGAGTCTCGGCGATGAAACCGATACGAATATCGCGGCGGAAGGCCTGGGCGTAGTTGTTCAGGCGGGTCCGGTTGGTCACCGGGTTGGCAGCGGTGGACACGGTCACATCGGAGCCGTCGATAACGCCCTGCAATTGAGGAGCGCCGTAATTATCAACGAGCCAAGAAAACTGCATATTTCCGATGTCTTTTCCTTTCGGAGACATCGAAACAAACGGAGTCGACTTGGCGTCGACGATGGCGATGTAGTCCGCCAGATCTTCACGAGCGGCGGAGGTGGAAGCGAGCGGCACAGAGCCGCCCTGGTTGGGTTGGAGCAGGGGCATGGTTAGAGCATCCTTTTCAGTACTTGAGCCAGTTCACTTTGACTTCCGGTCTTCGAAAACTTCGACTTCGCCTGCTGCAGGCCGACCGTAGCCGCATCCTTTTTCACAGGAGCAGCAGTAGGTTTGCCCGGCTGACTCGGCGCCTTCACGATGGGCTTCACCGCGGGTTTCCCCTTCGATGCCTCCAACCGCAGCTTCCGGCCAGCAATGAAATCGCCGATGAGCACCTGGTACTCCGGCAGGCTTGAGAGCTGCGGCAACTGCCGCAACACCGTCTGCGCTTCCGTGTACTCGGTACTGGCACGGTCCTTCCACCAAGGATAGAGCTGCTCGGCCACCGGCTTGATCTGCTGATAGTTCTGCAAGAATCTAGCGCGATTCGGGATGTGCAGATCCAGCGCATCTTCGACACGCCGTCTGATCTGCTTCACCTCATCCGCGCTGTACTCCTTGCCGTCTACTTCGCAGCCGTCGATGTTGTCCTCGCACCACCGCTTCAGGTTACGGGCTTTGCTCCACTCATCGTTGAGTTTGGACGCATCCCAGACATCAGCGAATGGATCGTTGGACGCTAGCGCAGGCACAGGCCGCTCGGCTTGAGTCTGCTCCAGCTTGCTCTTGGCGTCGTTGAGTTCACGCTCCAGCGCCTCGGCCTTCTCCAGCGCCTCTTTCTTCTGGCGCGTGAGCTTGTCGATACGCTTGCGGAAGCCCAACGACTCGTCGTTGTCTTCGGATTCCGAAAGAACTTCATCAGGCGGCTCGGCCTGACTCTCCGTTTCTTCAGCGGTCGGTTCCGCTGCCTGTTCCTCGTCCGCACTCACGGCCATAGGCTCAGGCTCCGACTGTTCAACGGGCTGCTTCGCCTTCTCTTCCTCCCCGCTGAATCGTGTCTTCAGCAGCTTCGCCAACGCCGATTCGTCGAACTGCATCGGGTTGATTGGGGGCTGTGCCGTGTTTTGGGCAGGTTGCGCTTCCTGTGTCGTATTCGGGATGTCCATGCTGTTTTGACCCTGCAAGTCGGGTATGGTTCGCCAGGGTGGTTAAAGGCCCACCAAGAAGCCGTTGTTGTAGTGAGATATCAAGAATGACGAGAAGTCAAATCTTTCTCACTTCTGAGCGAGCTTATTAGCAAGCCCAAATCTTGTATGGCAGCAGCCCTGCCGCAGTTGTAGGCGCGGTCTTCTGCTGACAGGTTAGGCATAATAGCAGAACGACCCTCGTCCTCTGCCGTATCTGCAATGATCTGCAGGAATGCCGCGATTACCGGGTGCTCGTCGGATACCGACAGAGCTTCGGCCAGTTGTTCTTGGTTGAGTTTCATTGCACTCCAAGGCGGCCAGTGACCGCATTCTGCTGTTGCTGAACCGAGAACTGCAGGTTCTCGATGTACTTCTGCAGGTTGGCTTGGAAGAGCTGATCCTGCTGCAACTGGGCCTGATACTTCGGATTGCTCGCCAGCACCTGCTGGGCGAACTGCAGGCGCATCGCAGCCGTCGGGTCGTTCTCGCGCAGCATCGGGGGATTCCCGAGGCTGATCAGCGCAATCTCGTCGTTGGTCTCGCCGAACATCTTCTGCGCAGCCGGCCCCTGCTGCATCACGAGCTCGGAAGCGAGGTTGGGGTCGATTGAGCGGAGCGCCACCGAGATCAGCTTGGCCCGGTCGATCACGCCGGCAGTGTCGAGAGGCAGCACCAGGGTGCTGATGGCCTTGAGCTTCTCCGTCACCAAGTCGGTCGACAGCTCGCGGATGTCGAACTTCAGCATCACATCGAAGTCCTGCACGTTCTCCGGCAACGGCGTGGTCGAAGCCGTGATGCGCATGATCTCCGCGGGGCCGACGTACTGCAGCGTCAAGGCAAGCACCTGGCGGAAGGCCTCGGTCCACCCGTGCAGCCAGTTGTTGATCAGGCGCTGCTGGCGCATCTGGGTCACGGCAGGCGGCACCTTCTCGGTGGGGCGCCCGAAGTACCGATCAGTCTGCGCCATCACCGAGTCGATCAGGTTGAAGGCAACACTCGGCTCCCGAGCAGGAGGCGCTAGGAAGCCAATCTCGCCTCGGCGCAGCACCGGCACCTGCACGGCCGGGCCAATCTTCAGGTTGCCGCCACGAGTCTTTGGCACCTCGATGGGCGGCAGCGTCGCCAAGCTGGTGTAGTCGAAGATCGAGTCACGCTGGGCCTTCACCTCATGCTGCCAGGTCGAGCAGATATCGGGCACGCCGCGGCTCTCGGTGATCTGACGATGCACCACCTCCGAACGCCACACCACGAAGGGGTACTGTCCGTGCGAGTACTCCAGCGCCTCGAAGTAGCCCCACTTGTCGCCAACCTGAGGGCTGAACACCGTGTAGAACACACCCGGGATACCGTCGCTATCCACAGCCTTCTGGTAGGCGTAGACCACCTCGATCAGGTTCTCACGGTCGAGCAACGAGTTCTCAGCCAGCCCAACGCTGTACGAGAAGTCCGAGTAGTCGCTGAAACGGCCCATCGTGTTGATCGCTTCCTGCGCCCACTCGCTGTCCCAGCCCTCCACCTCGACCTTGTTCAGCAACTGCGCCTCGGTCATGTAGAACCGTCGGAAAATCACTCGGGCCGACTGGATATCGGTGGTCTCCGGCGGGAACACCATCTCATCCCACGGCGCCAAGGCCGCAATCATCGGCTTGTTTGTAACCATCGTAGGCACCGGGAAGTCACACTCGCCCTCGTCGCGCAGCTCGCGCACAGCCTTCAAGGCCCGGCGCTTCTTGAGATTTGGGAAAGCAGCCATCAGCAGCTCCGCGGACTGGTCATCGGCCTCCGGGTTGGCAATCAGGTTTGGCAGATCAGCCAGAACCGAGCCCTCGGGCGACTGCGCGGCCAAGGCCATGATCTGGTCCATCGTCAGATACTGCTCCTTCTGCCCCAGCTCCTGCTGCCAGGTGACGTGAACGCCGGCCCACCCGTAGGTCCACAGGTACTGCGAGAGCAACTCGACCTCACGGGTCAGGTCGTTGTACATCTTCGCATTGGTAGCCCAGTCCATCAGGTTGTGGGCGGTCACAGCCTGATCGAGCTGGCTCACATTGCTCGGAGAAACCCGCAGCATTGAGCGCCAGAAGGACGTCGAGCACAGATCCACAAGGCCATTGATCACCTCATCAGCCAACGGGATTCGCGTGTCGCTCGCTCCATCCCAAGGAAACGCCGGCTTGTTCCGGTTGGCGTCATTCCATTTCTTGCCGTCATCGGTCTGACCTGGCCACCTGCAGTACCGCACCTGCTCGACACGGTCGATCCTAGCGAAACACCCGTAATCGGTAGCACTGCGCCGCAACTCCTCGGTCAATGCAGGCACATTGGGCTCCTCGCCGACCCGGGCCATCACG